GTCGTAGTTGGTCTGGACGCAGTTGTAGCTGTCCTTGGTCAGCGCCTGACGCTGCGCCGGGGTGCGGCGGTTGCCGCCGGCGGTATCGGTACGCCCGGCGATGGGGCCATTCACGCCCAGCAGCAGTGCCTCACCGCTTTGCTCGATGACGCCAATCAGGTTGATTCGGCCGAGGAAGTCGGTGGATTCCTGCATGGCGGTTTCCAGCGTCTGCTGGACCGACGGGGTGACGCTGAATTTCTCGGTGGCGCTGGCCACGCCATTGAGCAGAGCGATCTGCGCAGCCAGGGCGGTGAATACGAGGCGGGTTTCGTTACGCATGGTGTTTCTCCGGGGCGATGAGTGTGAGCGGGCTCAGAACTGGGTCTTGATCTGGCCGTTGCCGCCCGTGGCTGGCGGACGCTGGTGTTGGTTGTGGTCCTGGGTGTTGCCGAGACGCTTGAGCAGGTCAGCGAACTGGGTGGCGAGCTGATCGTGGGCCGTCTGCAGATCCGCGCGGGCCTTGGACTCAGCGGCAAAGGACTTGCCCTGCTCGGCGACGTGGTCAGCGATGGCTTCGACGGACTGCCCCAGATCGGCGAACAGGGCCGAGTCCTTGCCTTCCTTCTCCTTGAACTTTCCAAGGGCGGCGGCCACGCGGGAGAACAGGCCGGCGGTCTTGTCGTCGGGTTGCTCGGTGACCTCCTCGATCTCGATCGAGGCCTCGCTGGCGGCCGTGAACAGGTTGTCAGCGTGCTGCTTGCGGGTGTTCAAGGTGCCGTGCTGGGCGCTGAACTGCAGGGCCTCGGTACCGAGACTGGCCGGGCTGTCGGTGATGGCGAGGCCGATCAGGTAGGCCTTGCCGGTGTCGGCAAATTTCGGCTGGACCTCGACGGAGGTGTGCAGCTTCTGGCCGGCCTGGGTGAGCTTGACCAGGGCATCGTTCGGCTCGATCTGGACGAACAGGGCGAGCTTCTTCTCGCCGTTGATGTCGACCTCTTCGGCCTTGGCGGCCAGTACCGAACCATAGGCGCCGAACTCACCACCTGGCCACGGCCATTTGATGTGCTCGCAGTTGATCCGGGCGGTATAGGTATCGGTGTTGTACTGGGACGCCATGTCCTCAATCCAGCTGCGTTCGATATTGCGACCGTCAGTGGTGGCGCCTTCGACGGCGACGCGGAACCAGCGGGATTTGAATTTGCGCTTCATTGGTGTGAGTCCTCAGTGCAGGCGGGTGGCCGGACAGTTGAGGGCATGGTCGGCAGCCCGCGCCGCGCGGGCAATTCGCGCGCCCTGTACTGGCGGGACGTACAGGACGCGGGAGTAACGACTCGCGCGCGCGAACGGCAGCATCGGCGCCATGAATGCACCGACCGTTGAAATTCCCGTCCAGGATCCACGCCGCACCGCTCGCCATCTCTACTGGATGGGGTGGCGGGTCACGGATATCGCCGACTTCCTGGATGAGAAGGAAAAAACCGTCCACTCCTGGAAAACCCGGGACGAATGGGACCGGGCGGATAACGTCGAGCGAATTGGCGGCGCGCTGGAGGCCCGACTGGTGCAGCTGATCCTCAAGGACGGCAAGACCGGTGGCGACTTCAAGGAAATTGACCTGCTGCACCGACAACTGGAGCGGCAGGCGCGGATCCAGCGCTTCCAGGACGGCGGTACCCAGGCGGAGCTGAATCCGAACCTGGAGGCGCGCAACGCCGGGCCGAAGAAGCCGCCAAAGCGCAACGAGTTCGACGAGGGCGAGATCGAGCTGCTGGAGGAGGCCTTCCGGGACAGTTGCTTCGAGTACCAGCTCGACTGGTACCGGGCGATCAACATGCGCACGCGGATGATCCTCAAGTCACGCCAGATCGGCGCGACCTTCTACTTCGCCCGCGAGGCGCTGATCGATGCGCTGCTGACGGGGCGCAATCAGATCTTCCTCTCCGCGAGCAAGGCGCAGGCGCACCAGTTCCGTAACTACATGCAGGCGTTCGTCCAGGAGGCGCTGGGTCGGCAGCTGACGGGCGACCCGATTGTGCTGGCCAATGGCGCGGAGCTGCACTTTCTCGGGACCAACTACCGGACGGCCCAGGGGCGCAGCGGCAACTTCTACTTCGACGAATTCTTCTGGGTGCATGGCTTCGACGAGCTGAACAAGGTCGCCTCGGGCATGGCGCTGCACAAGAAGTGGCGCAAGACGTACTTCTCGACGCCGTCGAGCATGGGCCACCCGGCATACAAGTGGTGGACGGGCGAGCGGCTGAACAAGGGCAAGCCGGCGGCGCAGCACGTGAAGATAGACCTGCGCCACGACACGCTGGCCCCGGGCAAGTTGTGCCGGGAGGACAAGATCTGGCGGCAGATCGTGACGATCCTGGACGCTGAGCGCCGCGGCTGCGACCTGTTTGACCTGGATGAGCTGCGCTTCGAGTACAACGCGGAGCAGTTCGCCAACCTGCTGATGTGCGAGTTCGTCGACGACGGGGCGAGCATCTTCCCGCTGACGATGCTGCAGCCCTGCATGGTGGACAGCTGGGTGGAGTGGGGCGAGGACTACAAGCCGTTCGCGGCACGCCCGCTGGGCGACCGTCCGGTCTGGATCGGCTACGACCCGGCCGAGACTGGCGACAGTGCGGGCATGGTGGTAGTCGCGCCGCCGGCGGTACCGGGCGGCAAGTTCCGCCTCCTGGAGCGCCATCAGTTCCGCGGGATGGACTTCGCGGCCCAGGCCGAGGCGATTCGCCAGGCCTGCAACCGCTACTGGGTGACCTATATCGGCGTGGACGTGACCGGCCTTGGCTCGGGCGTGGCGCAGCTGGTCCGCCAGTTCTTCCCCAACGTGACCACTTTCAGCTACTCGCCGGAGGTGAAGACGCGCCTGGTGCTCAAGGCCTATGACGTGATCCGCAACGGCCGGTTGGAGTTCGACGCCGGCTGGACGGACGTGGCCAGCTCGCTGATGGCGATTCGCAAGACGATCACGGCCTCAGGCCGACAGATGACCTACACCGCCGGGCGCAACGACGAGACCGGCCACGCCGACCTCGCGTGGGCACTGTTCCACGCCCTGCACAACGAACCGCTTGAGGGGCAGACCTCGGCGAACACTGGATTCATGGAGATCTGCTGATGAGCGAATTGACCACCGCCCCCGCCACTGGCGTGGAGGCCTTCACCTTCGGTGACCCGCTGCCGGTGCTCGATGGGCGCGAACTGCTCGACTACCTGGAATGCTGGCTCAACGGGAAGTGGTACGAACCGCCGTTATCGCTGGATGGGCTGGCGAAGTCGACGCGGGCGAGCGTGTTCCTGCAGAGCGGGCTCAACTTCAAGCGCAACATGCTGGAGCGAACCTTCATTCCGCATCGCCTGCTGAACCGGCAGGCGTTCGGCCAGTTCGCCCTGGACTGGCTCTGGTGCGGCAATGCCTACCTGGAGCGGCGACGTAACAGGCTCGGCCAGCCACTGACGCTGCAGCCGACGCTGGCCAAGTACATGCGCCGGGGCGCGGATCTGGAAACCTACTACCAGGTGCGCGGATGGAAGGATGAGCACGAGTTCGAGCGCGGCAGCATCTGTCACCTGCGAGAGGCGGATATCAACCAGGAGGTGTACGGGCTGCCGGAGTGGCTGTCGGCGCTGCAGTCGGCGCTGCTGAACGAGAGCGCCACGCTGTTCCGGAGGAAGTACTACCAGAATGGGTCGCACGCGGGGTTCATCATGTACATGACCGACGCAGGCCAGAACGAGGCGGACGTCGACGCGCTGCGCCAGGCGCTGAAGTCGGCCAAGGGCCCGGGCAACTTCCGCAACCTGTTCGTGTACGCGCCGAACGGCAAGAAGGACGGGCTGCAGCTGATTCCGGTCAGCGAGGTGGCCGCGAAAGATGAGTTCGGCTCGATCAAGAACATCAGCCGCGACGATCTGCTCGCCGCGCTGCGTATTCCGCCCCAGCTGATGGGCATCGTGCCGACCAACGCTGGCGGCTTCGGCTCCCTACGCGAGGCGGCGGAGGTGTGGGCGGTCAACGAGCTGGAGCCGATCCAGGCGCGACTGGCTCAGGTGAACGATTGGCTGGGGGAGGAGGTGATCCGCTTCCGGCAGTTCGAGTTGCCGCCGAAGAACTGAGCCGAGACCTCAACGAAGAAAGCCGCCCATGAGGCGGCTTTTTTTTTGCCCGAATTCGTCACACCGGTGTCGACCGCCACTAAATACAAAGTCAGGACAGTCATCAATCACCTCCGATTGTGACCTCTCCCCTGAACGGAGACCGGGCATGTTCACCATGATCCTTTTCCCGGGTGACACACCCGTCGGCAGCTCAACCCACATCTGGTTGATGACCGTCGGCAACGTCGCCTACTTCATCCCTCGTTGAAGTACCCGAGACCCGGCGGCGGACAGCCGCCGGAGTCATCCAGCACCTGGCGCGCGCCGTCATCCCCCCACCACGCCCCCGGGCTAAATGTGTCGTTTTTTCTGCGCGCCTGCGGACAGCTCTACGCGGCCCAGTCGTGGGCTGGTGGCTGGGTATGAGGTAGAGCAAAACCCTGCGTTTCCCTGCAGGAAGAGCGGTTCTGGACGCTCCCGAGCTGTGTCCGGCGTATGGGCTTATGGGGGGCGATTTTCAGAAAGAGTAATTTCTGCAATCTGGCTGTGGACCGACCCTGGAGGCCGCGTCGTTCGGGGGTTCTGAGATTACAAAGGGAGGTAACTTAGAGGTAATCAAAAAGGTAATTTTTTCTAAGGTGCTGATTTTGAAGGCTTTTTTAGAGGCCCGATATCACCCTATAAAAGAGTAACCAGATTACCTTTATGTTACTTGGAAGTTACCTTTTGCCATCGCCGGAAAAGCCTTGCAGATCAGGGCTTTGCGCCCGTTTCCCGATCGATGTTACGGAAATTACTCTTTTTGCAGACCCCCCACTACCTGAGAAAACAGCCTCACGTGTGGGGCGCGTGCGCATGTACGCGACGGTTCTGCTTGTTACGTGGCTTGTTACGCTAGCCTGCG